TTGACCGAGAGAGATACAGACGAGATAACGTTAGAATATGGCGATAACTTTTACATAACGTTCCTTCGCATATCAACAGGCGGTTATTCTGCTTGGGTAGAAGTACTAGGAGCAGGAGATGTAGTTACTAACACAGTATCGGGCAATATAACTCTAAGCGGTCAGTTCAATATGTTTAACCTACAAGCCGGACATATTAACGCATTTGCTTCTGGCACGATTATTAATGAAGATACATACGGCTATAACTTCTATTTAAAAAGAGGTAGCGCACAGACTAGGGTTATTAAGATAAGGCAAAAGTGTTATCCTAAATACCAACAATTTAATTTAGAGTTCCTAAATAGATTAGGCGGATGGGATACAAAGAAGTTTGCTCTTGTTAATAGAAGGTCAAGCGAATATCAAAGAGCATCATACAGGCGAAGCGATTGGCAGCTTGTAGGTGGGCAAATGACAAATATAGATGGATATAACAGATACAACGAAACGACTTTCAACTATGCTATTCAGCATAAAGATAAATATAGGCTTACTTCTGATTGGGTTAGTGAACAGGACTATGCGTGGTTGGCTCAGCTTGTATCAAGTCCTATTGTATATATGGAGGTTCTTGGTGCATACTTCCCTGTTACCATAACTGTAACAAATTACGAGTACAAGTTAGAAAGTGCAGACAAACTATTTAACTTCGATATAGAGGTAGAAGTAGGTAAATACTTAACAAGCCAATTCAGATAATGATTAGCACAGAGATATACATAGAAGAACAGAAGATAGATTTATTGCAGGATATATCTACCGAGTTCACTTATGCCATTGACGATGTAAGTGAGTTTGGTAGCCGCAATACTTCTTACAGCAAAACAATTAGCATACCAGGAACGGCAAACAATAACCTTGTCTTTGGTTATATTTTTGAGCTAAACAATGCTAACTTCACAGACAACACGCTGCCAAACGTAGGCTATAACTTCAACGTAACTAAACAAGCTAACTGCAAAATCTTTATTGATAAAGTGCAAATATTCAAAGGCACTTTAAGAATATTAGAGATAGTTATAGACAAAGAAACAATCGAATACCAATGCAGCGTAGTAGGAGAACTTGGTGGCTTTATTAATCAGTTAGGAAATAAGCGTTTAGAAGATTTAGATTTTAGCGCATACAACCATACTTATAGCGTGGCTAATATTAGTTCTAGTTGGGATAATGCCGGTGGCTCTGGTTATTACTATCCTTTGATTGATTACGGAAACGTTAGTACAGGAGCATACGGGGTAGCTAAAAAGGACTTTCAATATACAACTTTTAGACCGGCTTTATATGTTAAGGAGTATATACAAAAGATATTTGCCGGAACAGATTACACATTCGACTGCTCGTTCTTTAATACGGCTTTATTTAACCGCTTGATTATACCGCATAACCAGACAAACATAACGGCTTCAAATAATACAAGTTTTAGTGCTACTGCTAATAACAGGACAATGAATTTAACAAGCGAACCTTATGTCAGATATACTATAACAACGGCAGGTAGCTTTACACCAGATGCCTTTGGAGAAGTATTTACTTATACAGGTTCTAGTATCAGCACAAGTATAAGAGTAACTTTAACCGGTTTTGTAAATTCATTCAATCCTGCTAACTCAAATTTTTCTGTTATATTAAGGAAAAATGGAGTTCCAATAGGTAGTCAAGATTTCGATGCAAGTGTTAGAAGAATTATTGATTGTGATTTTACAGTAGATAATATAACTTTTGTTAATACAGATTACATACAAGTTGAAATACTAGGTACATTAATGGAGGTTGAAATATTTACAGGTAACTTAACTATCACAACCGCAAAGCCTACATTAGTGCAAATTAATTTAGGAGAAAATATTAAGATAAACGAAACAATACCAAGAGGCATATTTCAAAGAGATTTCTTTTTGAGCATTGTTAAGATGTTTAACCTTTACGTTTATGAGAATAAGTTTAACGACAAGGAGTTGGTTATTAGTCCGTATGTGGATTTCTATCCTGAGGTATCGGCTAATGCAGAAGATTGGACTAACAAAATAGATAGAGCCAAGCCTTTTAGTATTAAGCCAATGAGTGAGATTAATGCTCGTTACTATAACTACAAGTTTAAGGCTGATAATGATTTCTATGGCGAGAACTACCGCAAGAAGTACACAGAAGGCTATGGAGATTTTATTTACGATACTGAGTTTGACTTTGTAAAAGAAACAGACACATTAGAAGTTATATTTGCAGCATCTACTTTATATCAAGCAACAGGACAAGACAAAGTATTTCCGGCAATCTATAAGAAGTCAAACACTAATAACGCAGAGGATAGAATGGATAGCATAATAAGAATTATGCAGGTTAAAAAAATAACAGAAGTTAGTAGTTGGAACATAATGAACACTACAACTGTTTTAGGAAGCTATACAAGTTATGGTTATGCCGGACATTTAGATGACCCAATTAACCCTACAAACGATATTAACTTTGGCGCACCAAAAGAGATACAATTTAGCCCTAACACATATCCAAGCACAAACATATTTAACGCTTATCATAGTCCTTATATTGCAGAGATAACAAGCAAGGATAGTAAACTATTAACGTGCTTTGGCTTATTGGATATAATAGACATTTTTAACTTAGATTTTAGTAAGTATGTATTTATAGACGGGGTATTATTTAGGCTTAATAAAGTTGAGAACTTTAACCCTATGGAATATAACACTACTAAACTATCATTTCTTAAAGTAATAGAAACATCATACTAATGGCACAAGAGAACGTAGGTATAAATATAACAGTAGGCGGCAACACAGAACAAGCATTAGGCTCGTTAAAAACGCAGTTAAGACAAGCAACGGCAGAAGTACAGGCTTTATCTGAAAAGTTTGGTGCTACATCGGAACAAGCAGTAGAAGCAGCCAAGAGAGCATCGCAATTAAAAGACGCTATTGGCGATTCTAAAAACTTAATTGATGCCTTTAACCCAGATACTAAGTTTAAGGCTTTTTCTCAAACACTTAGCTCAGTAGCCGGTGGCTTTGCTGCCGTACAAGGAGCATTGGGTCTACTTGGTGCAGAAGGCGAAGATGTGCAAAAGACATTGGCAAAAGTGCAGTCAGCTCTTGCATTATCGCAGGGTCTTGAACAATTAGGAGATTTAGGAGATGCGTTTAAGAATGTTAAAACTGTTGCTATTGATGCCTTCAAAGGTATTAAAGCTGCAATCGGTTCAAGTGGGATTGGTTTATTAGTATTAGCATTAGGAGCAATAGTTGCTTATTGGGATGAGATTAAAGCAGCAGTAAGCGGAGTAAGTGTAGAACAAAAGAAACTTACAGAGGAAACAAACAAGAATCTAAAAGCACAACAAGAGAAGTTACAAGCTATTGATAGCCAGGATAATATTTTGAAGCTGCAAGGCAAGTCAGAAAAAGAGATTTTAGGAATTAAAATTAAACAAACTGATGAGGTAATTAAAGCAACTGAGCAGCAATTAATACAACAAAGGGTAGTTGTAAAAGCTCAGTTAGAAGCTGAGAAAAGAAACAAGGAAATATTGCAGGGCATTGTTAGATTTTTATTTGCTCCATTATCACTTATTTTATCTACTGTTGACCAAGTAGGAAAGGTATTAGGTAAAGATTTCAAATTAGAAGAGAAGTTTTCTGGTGGCATAGCAGGGTTAGTATTTGACCCGGTAGAAGCAGAGAAAAAAGGTAAAGAATCGATAGCTGCTATTGAAAAATCATTATTAGAATTAAAGAATAAAAAAGCAGGTATTCAATTACAAATAAATGCTATTGACAAAGCAGCAGCAGACGAAGCAGCAGAAATAGAATCATCAAGACTTGAAAAGCAACTTGCAGACGAAAAGAAGTTTACAGATGATTTGTTATCTGAGTACGATAGGAGAAAGAAAGACTTAGTAAATGCTAAGATAATTACACAAAAAGAGATTGCAGCATTAGACGAGCAAGAAAGGTTAAAGCAAGAGGAAGCAAACAATAAGCAATTTGAGGCTCAAAAAGAGTTACTAGCTAAAACTACTAACTTTACTTTATTAAGTATTCAAAAGCAACAAGAAGCCTCTGATGCGTCACTTAAAATAGACAAACTAACATCTGAGCAAAAAATAGCATTGGCACAACAAAGTGCAGATGCTTTATTGGCATTTAGCGATGTTTTAGGAAGAGAAACCGCAGCAGGTAAAGCTCTTGCAATATCAGCTTCATTAATTAATACTTATCAGGGTATTACTGCCGGTGTTAAATTAGGATTCCCGGCTGCTATTCCTGCCGTTGCTCTTGCAGCAGCAACAGGTTTTAGTGCAGTTAAAAATATCATAGCAACAAAAGTTCCAGGAGCATCAAGTAGCGCAGCAGGTAATATAAGCTCACCAAGTTTATCAGCAGCAGCACCTATTGCTCCGGCTCAACCACAAGCAGCGACTACAAACCTAAGCAGCCAGACAATCAACGCAATAGGCAACCAAGCCGTTAGGGCTTACGTTGTAGAGAACGATGTAACGAGTAACCAACAAAGAATTGCTGCTATACAACAGAGAGCAAGATTCGGTTAAATGATAACAAATTAAAACACTTAATATTTAAGAATATGGACTTACCTGTTTATTTATTAGACATTAGCGAGGATATGAACGACGATGCAGAAGTTGATTACGTTGCATTAGTTGATAGACCGGCTATACAAAAGAATTGGAATGCTTTTAAGAACCAACAACGCTTTGAAGTGGTTAGCGAAGATAAGCGCATTATTTCTGGACCTCTTATGTTGGCTGACGTACCTATTTTTCGCAGCGATGCTACTTATGGCGATTACTATGTGGTGTTCTCTAAGGATACTATTTTTAAGATTGCTCAAAAGTTTTTCAAAAGAGGCTACCAATCAAACGTAAACTTGATGCATTCTCCTGACGCACAGGTAGAGGGTGTTACTATGTTTGAAAGCTTTATTACAGACGAGAGCAGAGGCATACTTCCGATGAAGGGTTTTGAAGATGCTCCTGACGGCTCGTGGTTTGGCTCGTTCAAAGTAGATAACGAAAACGTGTGGAACGATGTAAAAGAAGGCAAATTTAAGGGGTTTAGCGTAGAAGGATTATTTACCTACAAGACTAAGCCAAGCAAAGAACAAGAACTTATGAATGCAATAAAGGAAATATTGCAACGGGTTAAATGATAAACAAAATCTTTTATTAATATTTAAACAAAAAGAATGATGAACGCAAAAGATGCAATTATGCAAATTAGGGCTTTGTTCGAAGATATGCCACCGGTAGAAGCACCTGCTCCTATTGAAGCACCTATCGAAGAAGTACCTGTTACATTCGCAGAATATAGCCTTATGGATGGTACAAAGGTTATGGTTAGCGAACTTGCTATCGGTGGAGAGGTTACATTAGCAGACGGAAGTCCTGCACCAATGGGCGAACACCAATTAGCAGACGGCACTAAAATCGTATTAGACGAAGCTGCAAAAATCTTATCTATTGAAACACCAGAAGCAGAAGCAAAAGAAGCTGAGGAAACTCCTGCTGAAATGGGTAAAAAGATGGATGAGAAAATGGCTGACGAAATCGCAAGTTTAGTAGCTGAAAATGAAAATCTTAAAACACAAGTAGCACAATTAGAGGCAAAAGTTAAGAATGGTTTTAGTCAAGTAGCTGAGTTAATAGAAGCACTTACTAAGACACCTAACGCTGAACCTATTGCGCAACCAAAAAACAACTTCGGTTCTAATGTTACTACTCATAATATGAAGTTAGAAAGATTAGAAAAATTTAGAAACGCTTTATTAAACAAATAAAAATAAAATAAAATGGGATTTGATGTATCTGCATTAGCAAACTATACAAAAGAAAACGAAGCTCTACTTGTAACTTCATCTGTATTGGGTGCAAAAACTGCTGCTCTTATTAAGAGTGCAGGTAACGTTATGGTTGGCGTAAAGTCAAGCGAAAAAATCAACATTATGGAAACAGACGCTATCTTCCAAGATGGTGCTTCTTGTGGCTTTAATGCTTCTGGTTCTACTACCTTTACTCAACGTACTGTAACTCCGGGTAAAATTAAAGTAAACGAAGCTCTTTGCCCTAAAGATTTAGAAGCAAAGTATCTTCAGAAGGCTTTACCTACTGGTTCTTATTATGACTCTATTCCTTTTGAACAAGAGTATACTGAAAAGAAAGCTAAGACAATCGCTGCACAATTAGAAACTGCTTTATGGCAGGGAGACACTTCAAGTGTGAACGTAAACTTAAACAAGTTCGATGGTCTTGTTAAGTTAATCGGTGCTGCTTCAGGTGTTGTAGCTGCAAACGCTTCTACTTTTATTTCAGGTGCGCCTCTATCTTCAATCACTGCTGCTAACGTAATCTCTATCTTTGATGGTGTTTATCGTGCAATCCCTGCAAAAGTTGTAGCTGCTGATGATATGACTATCTTCTGTGGTCAAGATTTATTCCGTACTTACACTATTGCTCTTAAAAACAGCGGTTCTTTCAATTACCAAATTGATGTTAAGGCTGATAGCGAATTCGTACTTCCTGGTACTACAATCAAAGTTGTAGCAGTTGCAGGTCTTAACGGAACTAATAAAGTTTACGCTATGCGTTTAAGCAATATGTTCTTGGGTACAGACCTACTAAATGGTGAAGAAAAATTCGAGGTGTTTTATGCCAGAGAAAGTGACCAAATTAGATTTGTAAGTGAGTTCAAAATCGGCACTAACATAAGCTTCCCAGACGAAGTAGCTGCTTTCGTTCTTGCATAATTTATAGGGTAGGTTGAAATACACCTACCCATTTTTTCAAACTAATTTAATTCAATAACAATGGCTTGTGCTTTAACTCAAAATTATACTCTTGACTGCAAAGACAGTTTAGGCGGTATAACCGAAGTTTATT